AGAATCTAAGTGCACTTTACTATATCTTAAAAAATTACAAAAGTGTAAATCTTTTAAACTTCAACAAAAAAGAAGAGGCAGATGCAAAGAAACCAGTTCCTTATGTAACTGTAGCAGGTGATACAATAACATCTATACAACTAAATACCGAAGTAAACAAAAATAAACTTACTGCGGATCAAATAATTGATAAGAACAAACTAGAGTTAAAACCAACATTAGATGCTGCAGGTAAAACAAAAATTCCGGCAGTAAAAGCAACTTTACCAGCAGGACTTGAATTAGTATTGGAGAAACAAGGTAATAGTGTGGATGGCAATAATGTCTATAAAGAAGAAAATCACTTGACTCAAGCATTTGGAAAATTAACAAAGGATATAACATCTCTTATAGATGCAAAAGACGGAAAATTACCAATAAGTGCTGAGTTTATTAGAATATTATTAGAAAAACATAAAGAAGGAGAAAACAAAACTCTTATAATGTCTTTATATGACAACATAAACAAATATTTAGTAGGTAACAAAAAGCAAACGATTCAAGAAAAAGATCCTTTATATAAGGAGTCTTATGAATATTTGATGCCAAAAGTTGATAAAAATCCAAATGGTGGTAAGATTGAAGTCGTTGCGGAAAAAATTGCTAGATTTTCAAAAAGAGCTTTACAGTTTGACGGAAAGAACCTTTATGGTGGCTTAGGCGAATTGGCAGATCCGCTTAAAAAGTTTGTCGAAACATTAAAGGTTTTGATGAAGAATCCAATTGTTAATGTTAAACCAGAGTATTCGGAACAAAGTGCAGTAAAGGAAAAAGAAAGAAAATACAATGTTGGTCAAAAATATACATACACCAATTCAAAAGGAGATAAAAAAGTCGTGACTTTAGTGTCAAAGACACATAAAATGAAAAGAGGAGCTGACAAAAAGTGGGGAACGAAAGATGACATACAAATGGAACCTCGTGATTCAAAAGGAAGATACATAGATGTTGCTACAGAGCCATCAACAGTCTCTTTTCAAGCATCACACTCACAACTTTCACCTTATGTAGACCAAAAGGCCAGAGAGACTAAGTACAAAAAGGACGAGCTTATAAAGGATATAGAAAGTGCGACTAAAAAAGCATTAGAACTTGGTAAGACAGATCCAGAAAAAGCTAAGAAGATACAGTCACAGATAGACGACAAGAAAGCTCAATTAGACAAACTAGACGAATCGGTAAACGAAAGTGTTTACATCTCAAAATACATGGAGATACAAGCTGGAATGCGTACCATTATGTTGGAATTAAACGAGGCGTTGAAGAACAATAGTAAACCTGCAGGAAGATTACTTAAATTCGACAGATTCATGTCTTACATAAAAGAAGATAATGAACCAGCGACTCCAGAAGAGACTCCAGAACCAGATACAGCGAGTGATCCAAGATCTAGTATGTCTAGAGTCGAAAAGATACAAGACTGGTTTAATAAAAAATGTATGACCGTAAAAGCATATACTTTAGAAGAAGCAGAATATACTAAAGTAATGGCAAACTTTGATAAATTATCGAAAGATAAAAGTGCGTTTACAATAGATGGATATGACCCTATCATAGAGATACTTAAACTTTTCAATAGAGCATACAAGCTTTATATGGTAAAGCATATATCAAAAAGAAAAGAGGGTGCTGGAGTAAGTACCGATTCCGAATATACTCAGTTTGGAGACAAATGTTTTAGAAACGACAAAATATTCGATGTTTGGGAATTTGCAGTACAAGATATATTGAAAGATAGAAAATATCAGTTCATTTTTGACAAAAAGACAGTACTTAGAGTTGGTGATGAATTGAGACCAAATGGTGGTGCTAATCTAAGAAAGTTCATGACCGACATGTTGGATGGAGAGACTCTTTACAAATCTAAAAGTGGATATGGTGAAGGTGGAAGAGGAGCACAAGCAACACTTTTAGACAAATACTTTGGTGCACCAGATGAAGCAGATGCTAAAGGTGTTAAAGCGGCAACGGAAAATGCAGAAGTTGAAGAAAATGAGAAAATGGCAAAAAATGCAACGGAAAATGCAGTAAAAATAAAAACAACCAAAATTAGCAATTCTATTAATGCAGATGGAACAACGGCAGACTTTGCTATACGTAAATCATATTTAATAATAAAAGGAACTAATAAAGATGGTGGTTTACAAAGAACATTTTTTGTTCAGGATATAGATGAAAAATATGTATATCTACAATATTCAAAAACTATAGGATCATTCATAAAATATTGGGACGGATTAGATGGTAAAAAAGAATTAGTGGACGGTGACGGACCAAATTATATTAAAGACCCATCAAAAATCTATTATACTAAAATAGAAAAAAGGAATTTTAATGCTCTTCTTTTAAAGCCTGGTAAAATATCAATTGGATATATTGATGGAGAAAAGCAGGAAGAATTTCAAGACGTTATAGATACACAAATGACATATTGGTTAACAATGGAGAAAGATGGGAAAAATATTGTTTTTGATACAATAGTTAGCGGTGCTGCAATAGGAACCGATGAAGCTAAAAAGAAGAAACTAGTAAGTATACTAGAATCAAAATCAAAAACAGATGCTGGTATTAAATCATTTATCGGAACTAAAACTAATGTTATAATAAAAAATGCACCCGCGAATTAAGATGAGATATCTAAAGAATTTCAAACATTTTGAGAATGTGGAGGTGGATGTGACAGACGAGCCTGATGTAAAATTAGCAAAAGAAGAAACTAACAATCTTGAGGAGGCACTAAAAGACTTTCCTGCAATAAAGGCTGAGTTAGATAAGGCATTTATGGAGATAAAAAGTGACAAAGATAATGAACTTCTAAATAAAAGAATAGATGAAATAAAGAAGAAATTTCCAAATAATCCATTCATAGAGGAATATACTCGTATGATGAACTTCCAGATTAGAATAAAATATGTTCAGGATGAATTATTAAAGTATAATGATGATCTCTATCAAAACGGAGAAGATCTTAAAGAGATAACAAATGCTAAAGGTGATACATCACAGAAAACAAAAACTATAAATGATATAAAGTCTAATCAAAAAATAAAGACTCAGGAAATATCTGACTTAAAAAAAGAACTTGTAGAGGCAGAAGCAAGTCTAAAAAGTAAAATGGGAGAAATAAAAGATGAAATGCAAGATTCTTCAAAAAAAATAACTTCTATTTGATAAAAATAGAAAAATATCGCTTTTTACATTTTATATATAACTTAACTATAAAAAATTAAACTAAAAAATATGGCAATTCAAATTGGAAAATACAAAAGACCAGGAATATTCCTAGAGGAATATGATAATTCCGTTATCGCTACTCCAGTTGTTGAAGGACTTACTAACTTGGTGATAGGTGTGTCAAAAAAGGGACCAGTTAATACACCGATAAGAGTTACTAATACGACAGACTTAGAAGTAATATTCGGTCAATTGGATAGAGGATTGGAAAGAAAAGGTTCATTCTTTCATAGAACCGTTTCTAAGATGTTGGAAGCATCACCAGTTTATGCAATAAACTTATTACTTACTGATGATAACTTAGATGTTATTGAATATAAGTCATTATCTACTTCCGCAGACTACTTAAACGATATTGAAAGAGAAGGTCCTTACAGAAGATTTTTTGACACAACAGGTTTCTGGAAAAGAGATACTGAATCTTTCATCAATCTTACAAAAAATAACATAGGATATTCTGATAGAGCATTCAGTCTAACAAATTTATCTGATAAATTTGCAACAGTATTTGTTTTCAAATCAGCAGTTGCTGGATTCGATAGAACTCTTATTGAGTGGTACGGTTCTGCAGATAAAATGCCTCCTTATATAGATGTTAATGATTATGCATCTGATTATATGGTTGATGTTTTAATCGTTGGTGGTGATTGGTCAGATTATAAAACTTTGGCAGTAGATTCTAGATGGAGTGCATATTTTAACTCTACAGGACTTAGAAAAGACAAAGTTAGAGAATTTGCAAATGATAGAAATATATCACTTCAAGCATACTATGAAGGTCTTTCTTTGATTCCATATTTTAGAGATTTAAATGGTAGAAATATCTTTATCGAAACGGTTGTAAATAGAGATACAGATAGAACTGGAATATTCTGTGCATTCAACAATGATTTAGTTGAAACTGATTTCTTTAACGGAAGATTGGATTTAATTGGACACACGATTGCAGGTAAGAATGAAACAAATATTGATTTCCTTTCTTATCAAGATGTGATTTCAGAAGAAATCGAAATTGTTTCAAATCCATTGGATTTACCAGGAAACGTAACTGCTTTATTAGGTGGATCTGCATCTTGGGCATATGATTCTCAAGGAACACACCACACATATGGATCTCCTAAAACAAAAGGATGGGTTACAAATGGTGATGAGAGAACTGCATATTTTGCAGAAGGATATATCTACAATATCGGATTAGATAACTTAGGTGAAATGACTCCATATTTTGGAACAAATTCTATCGTTGCTACTTATTCATTAGTAAACACTGATTATGAAGCATTCTTAGTACAAGGAAACAAAGAAGTAACTTTAGATTCAAATCCTGTTACTCTTTCTATATCTACAAATAACTATGTATATAGTACTGCTGTAGCTACATATTCATCTACATTTGTTGTAGACTCTACAGGTAAATTTAAAGTTGTAAATAGTACAAACTCTAAAAATCCAGCAGTTGCTTCTTCAGATATTGTATTAGCAAACATTAAATTTGGAGTTAAGGAACAAACATTATTTGGAACTCCAGTTTTTGAAGATATAAACATCGAAGAAGGTGGATTCAAAAACTTCGAATTTGGTGTAGATTATAATGTAGAAGCAGTTGTTGGTGCTACAGGATCTATAAAAGTATCATTTACTAATACAGATGCATCTATCAGTGTAAAAGAATATGCACAATACAGAAGATTCAAAATGTTTAATAGACTTGTTGATTTAATCGATAGTCCTAATAAAGACAAAATGGCTATGTTAAAAAGTCATGATGGAAATAAAGGAGATAAAATTAGTTTAGCTAATGTTTCAATATCTAATATTGTTACTTCTTCAACTCAAGATAAATCTTTTGAGCTTAAACTTCCATTCGAAACATCAGAACTATCTGATATATTAGAAGGATTCTTAGTATTCTATACAATAGACAATGAGTTTATAGTAGGTGCTAAAGGTGTAAAAACTCAAGTTGAGGTTGCCGATGAAGAAGCATTTGGTGTTGTTGCTAAATATTCTAAACTATACACAAGATACTATGATGGTGTTGTAAACACAGGAGATTTCTTCTATGCAAACAAAACACCTCAAGCTATATTAGAAAAAACAAATGTATATCCTTATGTATCTGGATCAGAATACATATCTGATGTTTACTTCTTTGATGGAGAATCGGCAGTAACTGTATTTGGATTGACGGCTGGATTAAATATAGGACTTACATCATCTGCAGCAGGATACGATTATATAGCGTTTAACTCTTCTGAAGATCCTGCATTCGAAGTATATGATATTATCTCTATATATGGTGCCTCTACAAACACAGGAACATTTACTATTGTATCAGATAATCTTTTCAGTACTATAGATAATGGTGCTGGTATATTCAACTACGTATATAAAGTAAACGAAGAAACTTCTTACGAAAGAGTTCAAAATGTTTCTATAATTAAAGATTTCAACACAAAACATTATCTTAAAATGTATGTAGATGGTGAAACTTTAAACATATCATTTATGAATGACACATTTACATCATATGAAAATGTAAACACTAACACTGCAGGAACATTTGAAATAAACTCTGCTATTACAAATTACAAACAATCTTTAGAAATTGAAGTTCCAACAGGATATGTTCAAAACCCTAATAAAGTGCTTGTAAATGGATCTAGATATACTGAAGTTAAAGTAGGAGATTTCTTAGAAGCGTTCTATGATGAAACTAAATTACATATTGGTCAATATCCTAGAAAACTTACAAGAGTTATTTCTAAAAGACAATATGCTGGAAATCCTGATTTAGTAGAAATCACTTGTGATTCTGCAATCAAAATAACAGCATTTGGAACAGATTTACAAACAATGAGATACAAAACTGTTGACAACTATGCAACAACTTACAAAGCAATTTCACTTAAAGGATTCAGAGTAAGAGAAGCATCTTTACCTGATGGAACTGAAGCAAGACAAAATTCGTTATTAAATCTTCTTGCAAAAGGAACACCATTATTTAAAGCAGTTACAAATAAAGAAGCAATTGATTTTAGATATTTAATTGATTCATTTGGTTTAGGATTGACTGAAAGATCTAAACAACAATTAGTTGATATCTGTGGAGATAGATTAGATGCATTTGGATTCTTGAATATGCCTTCTATGAAGTCATTCAAAAACTCAAGCTCTCCTACATTCGTAAACGCAGAAGGAGTTCTTCAAGCAGAGTTTGTTGCTAAAGGTGGAGATCCGGAAAGTGGACCAGCATTCCTTTACTCATTCGGTGATGGTGCAGGTACAACTTGTGTTGGTTACTTCACACCATACTTAACAGTAAATGATAATGGTAGACCATTAGAGATGCCACCAGCGTCTCACGCGGCAACAACATATATGAGAAAACACACTTCAAATCTTGGATCTATTACTCCTTGGACAATTGCAGCGGGTGTTACTAACGGTAGAATTACAAACATTGCTGGATTAGAAATGGACTTTACTCCAACTGACATCGAGTGGTTAAATGGTGCTCAAATCAACCCAATCGTTTTCAAAAGAAATAGAGGAAACGTTATTGAGACTGAAAACACTGCACAAACTCTTTACAAATCGGCACTTTCTTACATTCACGTTAGAGAGGTACTTATCGAGCTTGAAAGAGAGTTGTCAAGAATGTTATTAGACTTCCAATGGAGATACAATACACCAGATATCAGATCTGAAATCAAACTTAGAGCTGACGTAATTTGTGAAACATATGTAAACAAAAATGGATTGTATAACTACTTCAATAAAATGGATGAAGAAAACAATACTAATGAGATTATCGATAACCAAATTGGTGTACTTGATACTTATGTAGAACCAATCAAAGGTATGGGAGTAATCGTGAATAACGTAACCATATTGAGAACTGGTGCAATCAACGCAGGTGGATTCCAATAAGAATTACAAATAAAAATATAAAAAACCTCAAAGAAATTTGAGGTTTTTTTATTTTATAGAAACTTTATAGATATTTGAAGATATAAGGAAGAGAGATATATCTAATATATATTTAAAAAATAACAAATAACATTATGTCTAAAGAACAAGAAATGAGTGAAGAAGACTACCTAAAGAGACATCTAAATGATTTAGACGCAGGTAAGAATCAGAACAACTTCAATGATGATACTACTACTACACAAAAACCTGTCGTAGAGGGAACTAAAGTAAGTGACTTACAATATTTTAATTTTGATATTAGAGAGTTGCCATGTGGACAATTTTATCCAACAGGAACACTTTTTATGGTAAGACCTGCTCAAGTAAGAGAGATCCAGGCATATTCTATGGTAGATGACCAGAACTTCTACGACATAGTAGAGAAAATGAATGATATTTTACAATCATGTGTAAGAGTTAAATATTCTGATGGTAAAATAGGTTCATATCTTGATATTAAAGATCAAGATAGATTATTCTTAGTTTTTCTTATCAGAGAACTTACGTTTCAAGCAGGAAACTCTTTATCAGTAAACGCGAAATGTGGTTGTGGTGAAGAAATTGGAATTGAACTTAGAAAAGATAACTTTGTATTCCACGGAATAGATGGTAAATTAGAAAAATTCTACAATAGAAATGCAGGATCTTACAATTTCAAAACAGTAAATGGAAAGTCTTTTGAACTAACACCACCTAATATTGGTCTTCAAAAAGCGTTTACTGAATATATTATGAAAGAGAATAACGAAAAAAGAAATCCAAACTTGGCATTCTTAAAGATTATTCCATTCATGATGAATGGAAGAACTTCTATAACTTACGAAGGAATCAAATCTAAAGTTAAAGAATTTGAAGAGATGGATGATATTTCATTTCAATTCCTGAATGCAGCTGTGGGCAAGATGACATTTGGAATAAAAGAACTAAAAAAATCATGCCAGTGTGGTGAGGAGGTCCACACAGATATGCAATTTCCCAACGGAGCCTCAGGTATTTTCGTTATTCATGATGCCTTTGAAGCATATATTAAAGAATAAACTAATGCTCCAAAAACACTTCCATACACAGGAAGTATCAATGGATAGTTGGCCATTCTGGTTGTTTGAAGAAAACATCAAACTTGTAAATGAAATTGTCGAAGAAGAAGACAAACAAAGAAAGAAAGATGATGGAGAACAACAAAAAGGAATGCCAGATACAGGTTCAATGATGAGAAACGCATCTAACATGACAAATAATATGAGCATGCCAAAATTCTAATAAAAAACCCACTCAAATTTTTGAGTGGGTTTTTCAATTATATAGATATAAACAAAAAAGCCACTCATTTTGAGTGGCTTTTTAATATTAGTATCCTGACATAAGTGGAGGATTGATAGAGAATCCTGAGTCAATGTATTCATCGATGAAATAATCATAAACAAAGTCAGCTTGCACTGATGGAATGATATCATTTGATGCCCAATCAAGTTCGTAACCCGCAAGTTTCGACATTTGACAGTTTTGGAAAGTAACCCTTCTCAATACAACACCTTTTTTATCATGTTGATTTACGATAATAGTTCCAATCATATCACTTTTATAGTGAAGTGATCCATTTTGAGAGTTAAAAAGTAAATCATACCATGCTTTCAAAGTATTCCAAACCTCCATAGAACCATTGTTATTGACATTTACCTGGAAAGGTATAGCCAAAGTACCACTAGTCTTAGTAGGAGTTGTTTGAAAAACTCTTGTAGAATATTTGAATCTTTGCTCTTTAGCTTGAGTATCAAACTCTGTTAAGTTTGCTAAACTTATTTTAGTAGCATTCTCTAATAATAAAAGAGCATCTCTTTTTTGAGCCTGTAAAATAACTGGAAGTACAAATGTAATCTCAAAGAGATTAAGGTATACTACTTCATCTGGCATAGTACCAGGTCCACCTGGTGAGCCAACATTGGAAATTTGCGTATAATGTGGTAACGGCATATTTTTTGTTTATTTTTTATGTAATTGTATAACAATTATAATGTATATATTAATATTTTTTTACCTTCTGTTTTTAAAAGGCTTAACTATAATGTATATATTATATTAAAAAAGCAATTTTTTTCCATTTTTGTTTATTTAAACTTAAATACATAAAAACCATATAAATCATACAAAAAATTATCATTTTCAATGAAAGTATATATGATAACAGATACCCATTTTGGTATCTATCTAAACAACCTAGATAAA